CAGCAACCTGAACGGCCGCATTGCAGCGAACCTGACGAACCCTGACATCTCTCCCGAGATGAAAGGGCAGATGCGCCATGTGCTGCACCTGATGAACATCCTGCTTGGGGACAATGTCCTGAAGTTCGATGGCGGCGATCAGGTCGAGATGGAACGTGACATTGCCAAGAATCCGCTGACGGTGACGATGTACGCCTCGGGTGCGAACGGTATTGCCAGCAAGATCGTCGGCATGCTGACGGACGCGATGTACAAGCAGATGTCCACCGCCATGCAGAACGGCTGGGACAAGGCCGAGATCTTCGGACCGGAGCAGCAGGCAAAGAATGCCCAGTTCCTCGAATCCCTGAAGGCACTGCGCTCGTTCACGCCGGAGTATGACCCGGCGAAGAAGCAGGTGACGTTGCAACGCACCAGCAACAAGCCGATCGACCAGGAGCTGAAGGATTTCACCTTTGGCTCGGGTGACCTGACAGCGATGCAGAAGAACGTCCGCAAATTCTTCGTCAACGACATGCGCAAGTCGATCACGGAAGTGGTCGGCGCATCGACGTTCGAGTCGATGGACATGGTCAAGACGGCTACGCAGGTGCAGTCGATCGTGCTACAGCACCTGTTCGAACGCGGTGTCGAGCAGGCACTGGCCGAGCGTGCGAAGAGTGATCCGACCTTCAACGAGGACTACGACTTCCTGTCGCAGCGCCAGCTCGATGACGTGCGCAAGAGTCTGTCTCCCCTGGCTCCGCTGATCAAGGCTCCCGGCCAGACGTTCTACATGTCCGGCCGCAATCAGGTTGGTGTAGCGGGTGAGCACTTCGCAGCTGCGCTTGATGACGACTTCCGTGTGCCGGCCACGGTCTACGGCCCGGGCAACATCGGTGTCGCCGGCGTCGCCTCGCTGAACATCGGCATGGGTGACGGCAAGATGATCCAGACGTTCTCCAATAACCCGAAGACTGATCCCCGCCGCCTGCTGATTTTCGATGGCATCCACCTCGCACTGGACCAGATCAATGCAAGCTCGGAGCAGGCCAACCAGGCTGTCTGGCAGACGTGGATGGGTAATCCGCTGAAGGCTGTGTCGAACTCGTTTGACACGTTCATGCAGAACCTGCCTGCCACGCAGGTGACGGAAGGCTCGGACCTGCACAAGGATCTCGTGCGCGCACTGTTCGGCCCGAAGGCTGTCGAGAAGGAGCTGGCCGACTATCCGCCTGAAGTGGTGATGCATGAGCTGCAAACCGTGCAGCAACAGCTCAGCCGTGCGCAGATGCAGGTTGAAGCCCGGCATGCTGCGATGGATCAGGTCAACGTCTCGGTCGACCAGATGGCCGCGGCCGCTTCCCCGTATCAGGTGACGGACAAGGAAATGGTTGTGGGTGCGCCTGAGCAGGTTGCCCAGCGCATGAGTGAGATGACGCAGGCCGAGTACGAAAAGCTGCGAGCCAAAGAAAAACAGAACCCGGCGAAGATCGAAGCAGTCCCGACCGATCTGGCGAAGTATGGTCAGGAGCAGGCAGGCGGTGCCCGTGTGGTAGGCGTGCAGTCGGTGAACAACCTCATCCGCGAGGTGATGAAGAAGATCCCGCGTGATCAGGCGATCGTGCTCCAGTCGATCCAGAAGACGCTGGCCGCCGACGGCTACTCTATCGTGCATGGCACGCGTGAGCAGCTGCTTGCGTACAACGCTTCGCTCGGTGCGGACATGATCGACGCCGGCCGTCTGACGGACCCGAACGTGCAGGGCTTCACGCTCACTGGTCGCCAGCAGATCTGGATGGTGTCGCCGTCCTCGGAAACGCTTGCGCACGAGCTCATCCATGCGTCCACATTCCGCACGGTGCTGAACTTCTACAGCGGCAATGATCTGGGCAAGACGCCGGTACAGACTCGTGAAGCGATCCAGAACCTGGAAGTGCTGATGCAGCAGTTCATGGGTCTTCAGGATCAGGAAGGTGGTATTGATGCAATGCCCCGTGAGATGCAGGTGGCCTACAACAATGCCGCTACGGCGATCGATCAGGCACTGAACAACCCGGACCTGAGTGATGCAGAGCGCAAGGCTGCAGCACTGAACGAGTACATGGCATGGGGTCTGGCCAGCACGCAGCTCGCCCTGCTTCAGAAGCGGGTGGATGCCCACTGGCTGGTGAAGATGGCAAAGAGTGTCGTCAACCTGGTGCGTCAGATGGTGTTTGGTGAGGACAAGCCGATGGCACCGCAAGGTGACATGCTCAGCAACCTGCTCTTCAACACGCAGGTCGTGATGGCCTCACAGCCTTCGCTGAACCAGGTGATGCAGGATACGGTGCTCTACCAGACCACGCAGTACGGCAATAACGACCGGCTGACCGATCTGGATGATACGTTCGACCGTACAGTGACGAACTGGATTGCAGCTCCCCTGGCTCACGGTGACGTGCGTGAAACCCGTCGTCGCCAGTGGCAGGGGCAGGTCGTGGCCCAGGATCTTGGCCATGACATGGCACAGCGTTTCTCGACGGTGTTCCCGATGACGTTGCAGGAGAAGACCACCTTCGGCAAGATCGTGGCCGGCTTGACCACGGAAGCCTCGTTTGATCCGAACGTGCTTACCCGTATGCAGCAACTCTGGAGCCAGGTGAACAAGCACCTGACTGCCGACATGATGGAGGATCCTAACGAGCTCGACCCCAACCAGCGACGCACCGATGCTCAGGCCAAGGTTGATGCGATCCGCGGTGATCTGTTTGCAGAGATGGACAGTGCTGGCCGCTCGACGCTGCTGCCGACGTTCGTCGCACTCTCCCAGACCAATGACCAGTTCCGTGAGGTGCTGGCAAAGCTCGCTACGGAGAAGCAGGCCCGCTCGAAGGCTGAGTCCCGTGTGGACCGGGCACTGGAAAACCTGGCCACCGATACGCTCGATGCGCTCGGTCGTCGCATCTCGGGTGAAGGCAAGTCGAAGGACGTGCTTTCTGCCATGGATGCGCTGAGTGACCGGCTGACGGACATTGCACAGGAACGTCAGACTGTACGGTCGATGTTCGAGCTGAGTGGCGACAAGGTCGACTCGGTCAATGACTACGTGGTGCAGGGCATGAACGCACTGGCCACGGCAGCCGTCGGCAAGGTCGAAGCGATCGACGCGAAGTTCAACAGCAAGCTGACGAATACGGCAGCGGCGGCCACCCGTCTCTTTGCAGCCATCGTCAACGAAGAGCAGGCCGGTCGGGTAGCAGAAAGCGCACTGACACTGGTCAACCGGCTCGAAGGCTTCAAGCCCTTCACCGATCTGATTCACGACATGATCGGCCGGGTGGCGTCGAATGCTGAGGTCTACGACATGATCAAGACCGTGCGCTCGATGATCCAGAAGATGCGTCAGCAGTTCCGTGAGGAAGTGCCTACGATCATCGCCCGTCAGTTCAGCCGTGAGCTCACCGAGCAGGAGTGGGATCTGTTGCATAAGGGCATGGGCCGCTCGGATCTGGCTTCCCTGGTTCAGGGTATGAGCCAGGATGAAGCGCTGAACCTGGTGAAGGATACTCAGGCCCGTGCAGCGAAGGTCAAGGAACTTGAGAACCAGATCAAGGCGCTCGACAAGTCGAACTTCGCTTTCCGTCAGCAGAAGATGCAGGAACTGGCCCACTACATGATGACCGGTGAGACGGCATCGGGCCTGCTGCGCAACGCAACAGCGATTGCCCGTATGGTTGGCCAGATGAAGACACAGTCTGTCAAGGCTGACCCGGCACTGATCCGTGCCATTGACCAGCTCACCTCGCTCTACGCACTCAATGAGATGGGGGCGGACGAACAGTCGAAGCTCTCAACCCTGACTTCGCAGGAAGAGAAGGGCATCAAGTTTGCGCTTTCCTACCTGCAAGGTCAGCGTGAAGAAGAGATGAACAAGGCCCAGTCCAATGACCGTGCTCTTCTGAATCACTTCAAGGGCTTCATCCCGCAGGTACAGCAGGCTGGTTCCTCGCTCATCGTGGCTGATGACTCGGAATACGCCAATCTGGCCAAGCAGTCATATGTTCGTCTGGGTGACTACAAGGGCAGCAATGCTGAATCGGGCAAGACGAAGAAGGGTTACTACTTCCTGCCGGTGAGCGGCCGTCAGGCCTACCAGCAGGGCATCCTGCAGAATGTAAGGCAAACTGCCGGTGGTGTGGATATCACCTCGGGCTACTCGCAGATGCAGTCTGCCGGCCGCATCACCGATGCCCAGGCAGTGCAGCGTGCCCAGTCGGCTATCCGTATGGGCAAGGAAGCAGGTGAGTATCTGATGCCGGTGTTCGACGAGGCCGGTGAGGTGGTGGCGTACGAACGCTCCCTCGATCCGGCGATCGTCAACAGCAAGCTGCAGTTCAACACGCAGTTGCACCAGATGCTGGGTGTGTGGCGTGGCCGGCAGGTCGAAGAAGAACTGGCTGCGCAGTACAACAACCAGCTCATCGACAAACTGGCCGACATGCACACGAACGATCTGAATGAGTCGAGGGCGAACCAGTCCCGCTACATCGATGTGTTCGACAAACGCGAACTGGCCAAGGATCCGGTGCTCGCTGATGCGGTGAAGCTGATCACGCCGCAGATGCGTCAGCAGATCGAGCAGAAGTTCGGCAAGCAGTTTTACGTGCGCCGGGACATGCTGAGCGATGCACTGGGTTACCGATCGGCTTCGGTTGGTGACGCATGGACGGGCAACTCCCGCTGGAGTGATGCGACACAGAAGCAGGTACAGCGTATGGCGATGAGCGTCTTCGGCAACAAGGCCTATGAGTACATGGTCAATGCCGAGAAGACCTACCAGAACTTCGTATCGGACGTGAAGACGATGATCGTCGTCAAGTCGGTGGTGGTGCCGATCTCGAACCTGGTGGCCAATGCCTACCAGCTCGCTTCCCGCGGTGTACCACTGAAGGCAATCATCGGTGGCATGCCCAAGAAAACGGCTGAAGTGAAAGCCTATGTAGCTTCCGAAGTCCGTCGCATCGAAGCCGATGCCGAGCTGCGGGCAGCAGAAGGCCGTGGTGATGTGGTAGCGCAGCGCAAGCTGAACGCCGAGATCCGGTCGATCCAGGACAGCCACAAGCGGCTCTCGATCTGGCCGCTGATCCAGGCAGGGGAATTCAGTGCGATCTCCGACGGCAAGGCCACGGCTGAGGAAGTGGAACTCACCTCCGGCCGGCTGCACTCGTACGTCGAGGGACTGGTCGACAAGCTGCCGCCCGGGATCAAGACGGCAGGCCGTTATGCCCTGATCACCAAGGACACGGCACTCTTCCAGGGGATGCAGACGGCAGTCGAGTATGGTGACTTCCTGGCCAAGGCCATTCTGTATGACGATCTCACGAAGCGTCAGGGCAAGAGCAAGGCGGATGCGCTGGCCCGGGTAACGGAAGAGTACGTCAACTATGACCGGCTGCCGGGACGCTTCCGGGGCTATGCCGAATCGATGGGTCTGATGTGGTTCTACAACTTCAAGATCCGCTCGGCCAAGGTGGCGCTCTCGATGATCCGTAACAACCCGGTGCATGCACTGCTGGCCGGGCTGGCACCGACCCCTCCGTTCCTTGGCTCAGTTGGTCTGCCGACCAGTGACAACCTGTTCACGCAGCTTGCCTCGGGACGGCTGTCCTACAGCCTGGGGATCGGGCAGCTGGGTCACGCACCGATGCTTAACCCCTGGGTGAACATCCTGAGTCAGTAAAAAGAAAAAGGCCACCGCAAGGTGGCCTTCTCTGTTTCAAAACACTTATCGCGGGGGACTCATTAACAGCTTCATTCGGGTAATCACTCCCGGACTAGACTGAGGCGTTGATTAGACGCTGTGGTCACCCCTGGATAAGTGCTCTGGTGGTGGCTTCAGCTCTCTCAGGACTGAAGCCACCGGTACTGCCTCTCTCAACTCTCTCAGGGCTGAGACCCACTATCTTACCGTAGGTGGGCCGGGTGGACCTTCGTCATCCCGGCCATCCCATCCCAGTGCCAGATAAACCGCCCCTGCAATGACAACGCCGATGGCGATGTAGGGGGCTGCTGCGATGATGGCAACTGTGAGGCCTACCACAATCGCCACCACGAGGATGACGACCGACAGCAGGTTCATCAGCTGTTGCTGACGCGCTTGAGGTTCGGGAACAGCGTACGGCCCTTGGGCGCATCTTCCGCCGTGCCGGCCGGTTGTTCGCCAGCCGGTTCAGCTTCAGCCGAAGCATCGGTAGCAGGACCAGCTTCCACAGCTGCACCATCCGTCGATGCCTCCGGGAACTGCTCCGCACCCTCGGCTACGTGAGCATTGTCCACGGGCGGCTGCTCCTGCTTTGCCTGGCTCGGTGCTGCTTCCTGCTTTGCCGGCTTCGTAGCGACGGATTCAGCCTTCGGTTCCGGCTGCGGTTGCTGTTGTTGCTGCACGGCCGGCTTGGCAGCGGTCGTGTTCGACGGCACGATGTCGATGGTCGCCTTGAAGCCGTCAGCGCCACGGGTGGCCGACAGATCGATCAGGATGTCGTGGTTATCCTTCACATTGATCTGCGAGAGGATGTGGTTGCGGATAGCCTGTTCGATTTCGGCCTGGACGATTATGATCTGCAAAATAGTTCCTTTTGGCCTTTTAAAGGCCATGGTTCGAATGAAAGTTGAAGTCGCTGTTCGCTGCTGCTCGTGCAAATACAGCGTCTTCGATGGTCGGGTAGGTACCCAGATTAATCTGCCTGCGGTTCACGCAGATCCGTGCAATCCAACTTCCGTTCGGTGTAGCGTAAACACCGGTGTAACCTGAAGTGTTGTTCCTGAACTTGGATTTGTTCTTCTGGTTCACAAGGCGGGGTACGTCCTTGAGATTCAATATCCGGTTGTCATCCCGGATATGGTTCTCGTGGTCAATCTCACCTTGTGGCCAGACGCCATTGGCAATCAACCATGCGAGTCGCTGGGCCTGATAATACTTCCCGTCAATTCCGATGACCCGATAGCCTGTTTTCTGGAAGATGAAGCCAGCCAAATCTCCGGCCTGTGCCATTGGATTCATGGTGGTCTTCCACCAGAACCCTCCCGTCATTGGGTCGTAGTCCAGCACCTCCAGTAACCGCTTCCGAGTCAAAACGGTTTGCATTTTCATACCTTTGCGAAAAGTCGCATCAAATTCTGGAACATGGGCGTCAGTACGCCCGCATGAATGGCCCCGAGGGCGTCTGCTACGTGTTCTGCCTTGGTGGCTGATACTGCGCCGTTGTGATACGGCCAGTTGGCATTGGGATACTGAGCCAGGCCCGCTTCAATCATCTGGGCCTTGGTCGCGTCTTTCTTGCCGGAGAATGCCTTCTTCACTTCAAGTGCAGTCACCTCGATCAGGGGAATCCCTTCGGCCAGGACTGCACCCAGCACACCAACGCAGAATCCGTAGGACGCCATCGCACGCGCGGATTGGGATCCAACGGGAACTTCGACGAAGATCACCTTCGCGTTACGGGCAACCGGGAGCACTACCTCCGCCAGTTGCCGGGTGAGGTAGAGGTCGCTGGAGTTCTGGCGAACCTGCTTGCCTTCCATGTCCTTGGGGCAAACCACGGACAGGTGGGGCGTCGAGAGCTCGCCAGAATCCAGATCCAGGACTGCCTGAGCGATCCCCCAGTTACGCATGGCGGGATCGAATCCGACGACGGGGATCTTCATGCCGATTTACTTCTTCGCGCCGAAGAGCGACTTCTTCGGTGCTGCACCTTCAGCCTGCGGAGCCGGGCCGGCAGCACGGGCTGCCTGCGGGGCACCTGCTGCGCCGCCGTTGCCCTGACCATCCTTGATCTTGCGACGGTCCTGCGTCTTGCCCTTGTTCAGCTCCAGCCAGGCGTCCCAGAACGTGGCCACGTCAGCGCCCGCCTTCGCTTCGACGATCGTCAGCTTCAGTTCCGGATGGAACACCTTGTCGGTGAAGTTTTCTTCGCGCTCTTCAGCGGTCGGCTCGTAGACGCCGGTCGAGTCGTTCTTGACGTTCTTGTTCACCTTGCGGCGGATGATGCCGAGCGCCACTTCCTGGCCCAGGGCTTCGACCAGCATCGGCACGTTCTTGTTGACCTGCTTCTTCTGCTCCGCGTCGTACACCTGCACGACCTTGTCCTCGGCTTCCTGCTCCGAGAGCGGCTTGCCGGTGGCGATCTGGCAGATGTCGTCGACCATCGTGAAGCCCGGCAGCGGGGACTTCTTGCCCGTCGGCTTGCCGTCCGCGCCCTTGGCCATGAAGAAGTTTTCGCCGTCCTTGTTCGTGATCCAGAACGTTTCGCGGTACTCCTTGCCGTTGATGTCCGCGATCAGGTTGACCGACTGGGCCTTGGAGCCGACCGCTGCCGAGACGCCGGCGTAGAGTGCCTTGATCTTCAGCTTGTAGATGTCCGAATCGATCGGGCCGAAGCCACCGCCCAGGCGGTCCTGTGCTTCTTCGAGGCCGTTGCTGCTGAGGTTACCGAACAGAGTGCTCATGGTGTTTTGTCTTTACTTTAAAAGGTTGTGTTGTGAGTTTTACGGGGGCTGACCGATCAGATGTCGTAGAACTCGTTCAGGTGGTCCAGCAACTTCTGGCAGTCGTTGTCGATAAACGTTTCTGCCTTGTCGAACATGCCCATCGGGGAGCGGACACGGTAACCCGTGGTCTGCTTCGTGGGCCGGGTCTGGAATACGTGCTTGTAGCCCAGTTCCCGCTCTTCCTCGGTGATTTCGAGGAGCTTGCTGCCGTACTTCTCCAGCTCCTTCACAGGAACCTTCTTGGCGACGACCACGGTTGAGAAGTACGCTTCGATGCCGTTGTTCTTGAGCGAACCCTTGACCGGCACCTTGGTCTTCACTTCCATGCTCTTTTCATCGAGCTCGTCGAGCAGGTGGGCGATGATGATCACCGGCTTGCCGAACTGCGTGACCTTCTGCTGCATCAGCACCTTGAAGAACTGGGCGTATTGGCCCCAGGCCTGCATTGTGTTGGCGCTGTTGAGCACGTACGTCGATTCGAACATGTCCATCAGGAACGTGGACGAGTCGATGATGATGCCCTCGACCTGGTCCTTGTTTTCGATGCACTCGTCGAAGTAGCTCCACACTTCGTACGGATCGGTGACCCGTACGTTGTTGAAGCTGTTCCTGAACGGAAGGCGCTTGCCGGCCTCACAGTTCAGATACACCCAGCTCTCCTGGTTCCGGATGCCGCGCAACGATGCGCTCTTGCCTTCACCGGAAAAGCCTGCAACCAGAATCAGCTGGTCATTGACTTCGCCCAGAGGAATGACTTCCTCGTCTGCTGCTACTGTGCTCATGTGTTTCTCCAGGGTCGATCCCAGTCCTTGAACCAAGGAAAGGGATCAGCGTTGCTTACCGTAAGGCCCAGTCTTCAGCGAGACAGTCCGTGACGCTGGGCACCCAGGTGCTGACATTGCCGTCCACACCCTTGATGGCGAAGTAGGCGTTGTAGGGCACGAGAGCGCCTTCACCGAAGAACGCCTTGGCCACGCCCGTTTGTGCCGGGTAGGCGGCTGCCGGAACCAGGTAGACGAACATTCCCAGGCCGTTCCATCCTTGACGGGCCATCGCCTCACCGGCTTTCATCTGCTCGATTGCTTCACCGAAATTCATGGGGTTCCTTATGCTGCCTTGCTGTTGATGGTGGCGAAGCGCTTGGAGACCGAGACAAGCACCGTGGTACGGATCTCGTCTTCGGTCAGACCATTGCTCAGCTTCGCATTGAAGGCGAGCACGGCCTGCTGCACCGAGTACAGGTCCAGCCCCGAATCGACCAGTGCCATCGCGTACTTGAGCAGGTTGTTGTTGCGGTTGCCGCTGGCCATGCGCTGTGCAAACCAGCGCTCCAGGTTGTCCATCGACTCGATCTTCTTCATCTCGGCGTTGTGCGCCTCGTTCTTCGCCGTCTTCGGAATGAAGCGCAGCGCATCCAGAATCTCGCCGTCGAGGTTGTAGTGGTACTGGCCGCCTGCAAAGCTCTCCCACTTCTTGCTGCGCTGCTTGGCCGCTTCATCCGATGGGAACGGCAGCCATTCCATGATGTTGTCGATGAACTCCTTGTACTCGTCCGATGTGAGGTCGAGCCGGTAGTTGATCGGCAGAATCAGGCGGAAGCGGTCACCATGGCCTTCGGTCTGGTGGCGCTTGGTGGTGTAGGTCATGAACTTGTACTCGCGCATCAGTTCATGCACCACGTCCAGCGACACGCCCTCGTCGATGTCGAGCGTGAGCAGGTTGAAGCCCGCAATGACGTTCTCCTCGGCACGGTGGCCACCCTTCAGATGGTGGTTGCACCAGTGCAGTGGTGAGCCATCGGCCTGCGTGCCATTGGTGAGCACATGGAGCTGGTCGAACGGCACCTTCTCCGACAGGTAGTTGTAGGCCCAGTGCTCGCCGTAGGAGATGTACATCTCGTCGAGATTGGTCTCCTGTAAAGTCTCACCCTTGTAGAGCTCGATGCCGTCGGCAAAGCTCTTCTTGATGATGATGTGGTTCTTGTAACCCCATGCGACAGCCATGGTCATCATCTCGTTACGGGCGGCCGCACCGGTCTTGTAGTACGGCAGGTTTTCGTTCAGGTCCGCATGCGTGACTTCCTTGCCGCAGGTGGCGATGTACTTCGCCAGCTTGACGTAATTCTTCTCACGATTGAGGATCCGCTCGAAGGACTTGCCGCACTCTTCGACCAGCAGGATGGCGCTCATGAGGTGATCCATCTCCACCTCATTGGACTCGTCGCAGAAGGCGAGTGCGCCGGCGAGTTTCAGTGCCTTCCAGTAGCGGTGACCGAGCTCCGCTTTCTTCACTTCCTCGTGCTCGGGCATGGCTTCTGCCGCTTCCTCGCACGAGATCTTGTACTGGATCAGCTTCACGGCCACCGGCTCTTCGACGATCATCTTCCAGCCGTACATGGCCGGATCTGCGAGCTTGTGGAAGTGGGCGGCCCACTTCTTCACGTTGGCGTCGTTCGACGGACTGGTGAGGCGTTTGTAGATCTCCTCAGCCGTCATCGTGTGGGAAGCCTTGCGTTCCTGGTTCCCCCAGCCAAACAGGCAGCGCCGTGCATAGCCGGTTTCGAGGAACGAGTAGAACTGGTCCTCGGTAGTCGAACCATCGAGCAGCTTGGCCGGCGTACCGAACAGCAGCATGTTGGTCGGCGTCTTGCCGCTCACTTCCTCACCCCGGGTGTTCTCCGCGGTGTTCTTGGTGAGCTTCTGTTTGACCAGTCCCTGGTCGTACAGCTCCAGGAACAGGGTGAGCACGTCCACGGCACCGATCAGGTTCGAACCGATTTCATCGATCTGAAGATTGATGGAACCGCAGTTCGCCAGGATCATCTTGTTGCGCAGCTGCTTGATGGCAGGCGGCGTGCCGGAATCGAACGTGAAGACATACGTGCCGCAGCGCTTGTATTCGGCGCTGACCGCTTCGAACTCCTCGTTCGCATCGGTGCTGTTGCGCAGTGCCCGTGCATTGGCTGCATCCCAGAGATGCTTCTCCGCAACCACCGGAAAGGTGTCTTCGGTGAAACGTTTCTGGAAGCCATGCATGAACTCGTTCTCAACGATGTTCACCGAGTGGCCCTTGCCGAAGCCGGACGTGGCGAGTGCCAGTGCATAGATGTTCACCGGAATTTCACCACGGTCCTTCGTGACGACAGTTGCGCGCATGCTCGACGCCATCTTCCCAAGGAAGTAGGCGACTTCAGTGCGGAAGAATCCGCGGTCCTGGTTCTGCGTCTTTGCACACAGAACGTCGGTGATTTCCTCGATGACGGGGTGGTGGGTAACTCCGGTGAGATCGATCACGTCATTCCCCTTCGATCAGTACAGTGCCGTCCGAGTCGAGCACGACATCAGCGATATCCAGCAGTTCGATTGCAGACGTATCGAACATACGAACTGCAGTCGCTCCCTGGTCCCGAAGCTCTGTGAGCTTCCTGATCAGTTCGTTAAGATCCATTTGTGATGTACCTGTTTTTCTGGGTGCAGATCTCGAATGACTCACAGTAACCGCAGCGTTTGACTTCGCCCGGCACGGTGATGACGATTCCCTTGCCTCCTTTGTCGACCTTCCAGAACTGGTTAGCCTCGACGAGCGTGTCGAAGTTTTTGGTCGAACGCCCCGAGGTCTTGGTGGGGTCGCTGTAGTACTTGTATGCCGGGTCCGAGCGCCAGAGCTCTTCGTCCGTGCATTCCGGCAGCTGCGTTTCCGGCGTCTTCATGTGCTTCTGGACCTGGGTGAGCTTCCAGATGATCCAGGCTTCCGTTTCTTCGAGCGACAGTAGGGGTACATCCTTGTGCATCACACGCTGTTGCGGGTAGTTCGGATTGGTTTTGGCCTGCATCTTCTGCCAGTCGGTGAAGATGAAGTTGATCCGGATCGTGTCCTCGGTGATCTTGTCCGGATTGAGCCACCGGTAGATCGAGCCCTGAAGACGGTAGTCCTCATCCTTGCCACCGTAGACCCAGGTGTAGGCAGTGGTGGACTTGTTATCCATCACCTGGCCTTCCATCACCATGTCGAACTTGCCGCCGATGACGTAGGCCACGCCGTTGACGACCACCGTACGCTTGGCACGCTGCTCGATGTAGATCGGGATCGTCCCTTCCTCTGGCTCAGTGGGATTGATCCGGACATGGTTGATGATGTCCTCGGAATAACCGAGCATGGCCAGTGCCTTGCGGTAACCCGTTGTCCATGCCTTCTCGATCGAGTCGTGCAGGGACTTGCCGAGCGCCGACGCAATGAAGTCCTGCACGTCAGGCATCTGGCGTTGGGCAGGCGGAATGCGGTGCGGCAGGACCAGATGACGCAGTGGCCGCATCAGCCTGGTGGCACTGATGTAGTTCTCGTCGTTCTGGTAGTCGTATTCATCGTTGAGCAGCCACACGGCCAGCGGCAACGAGATATCGCTATTGTTGGAAACTCGCATAGGAGTCCTCACAAGATTGTAGGAGACTGCGGAGCCAGAGAAAAGAATCAGCAGCCTGTCTGGTTACTGGTCAGTGCATCGCCAGGCAATGATGTCGGAGCCAGCCGGATCAGCAGATTGGAGGTGTTTCCACATGAAACTGCGTACCCGACCTTTGGCTGTGTTGCCATCACGCCGCTTGATCTCGACACGAACATCCGGGAGTGCAGGACCGCTGTCAGGTGCGTTGCCGTCCCAAGCCCACCACGTATTCTGCGGTTTCCTTGGTTCATGGCCTGCCAGAGTATCGACCGCAGCACGAGCGGAAGCCGCTTTGGCGTCACTGCCGGACGCACGCTGCGCCTTCTTCAGCAACCGGCCGGAGTAGTGAACGAGCTTCTGGGTGGCACGCAACGGTGTGTTGCCTTCCTTGCCTTTGCCATGCGTGCGCTCGTTCGCTGTGCGCCAGATTTCCTTGAAGATGTTGGCTTCATCCGGTGTCAGACCGAGCGCGTCGATGATGTCTTCGCACTCAGCCTGGTAGGGTGGCTGCTCTTCCCGTTGCGGGTAATCCACCTGTACGAGGTAGTAGTTCACCCGCAGGCCAGAGCTTTCCTTCTGGCTCACCGGGTTCACTTGACCAGCTCCAGCTGCTTCTTGATCTCGGCCGGCAGTTCGGTGGCCGGTGCCGGCTGCACGTTGAACTCCTCGTCGGTCATGTAGCCGAGGTTCATCAGGTTGTTGATGACCACGTCCCCCACTTCGACGTTCTGGGCGTCGTCACCCAGACGCTTGAAGAGGGCCAGCTGGACAGCCTGTTGCGCACGGTTAATGGCTGCCGATGGGAAGCGGTCTTCGCTGCCGGTAACCACCGTGTTGATCGGCATCATGGTCGGCTCGGACATCTTGTCCTTACCCAGGCGGACAGCGAATACGACCGTAGCGGCGACGAGGTAGAAGAACTTCTTGTTTGCGTTCTTGGTGGGAGCTTTCATGTTGACCTCAAAAGGAAGGAAAGGGGAGCCCGATCTCTCTGGCTCCCCTCAAACATATATCTAAGAAAGGATGATAAAGGACTGTTTCAATGGTGTCTAGCGGTTAACTAACACCCCAAAGAAACAACGAATCAGGCGGCAAGTTTTGCCATCCCTTCGTTCAGCGCTTCGAAGATGCCATCCTCGCCGGCACCGTTGGGGATGCCGATCTCGTTGGCCCAGCTTGGGAAGAACACCGAGACCTCGCCACCGAGCTTGACCTGGTCATGTGCGATGTCCGGATGCTCCTGCCACTGGACGGCCTTCACCAGATGCTCGTTGTAGAAGGCGAGTGCTGCCAGATCCTCACGGACCAGGTGATACTGGGCGTCATGGATCTGCGCTGAGGGTCGGATCAGCAGCCTGAACTTCGACTCCCGAACCTTGGCATTGAACTCCACCCCTGCCCGGGTATTGAGCAGGCACCAGCTTTGCCCGAGGGCATTGCCGGCCGTACGTCCCTCAGCTTCGGCTTCCTTGGGTGTGCGGCTCGTGCCACGGATCACCTGAGCCAGACGGGGAGTACGGACCCTCAGGCCGAATGCCGCGGTGATGTAGCCATCCTTGCTCGCCTGGTCGAGCTTGGCCTGTACCCAGTCAATGGACACCTTGTAGAGCGAGCGGTACGCTGCCTCGATGGACTTGGCCAGATCGAGCGTGAAACCGCAGTTCTTCATCAGGGTAGAGAAGGTGCCCTGATAGGTGAGAGCGAAGGTCGGTGCCTTGGACTTCTGTCGCTGCACCTTGTACTTCTTCGCAATAGAGTTGACACTATCCACCGAGTTGGGGTCGATGTCGGTCATCTCTTCCGGGAAGTAAGCCAGCGCACGCAGACTGTGCCCGTCATAGCCGTCGGTGTAGACCTTCAGCTTGTTCGGATCCTTGGTCGTAAGGGCACTGATGTTGTCCTCAAGCGAGTTGAAGTCGAGTCCTGCGAAGATCCAGCCCGGTGGAGCTTCCACACAGGACTTGATCATCTTGCCGTACTCACCCTTGCGGCCGGCATGGCCACCTGCTGGCAGGTTGGTCAGGTTCGGATCGTTCGAACTGAGCCGGCCACTGACGGTGCCGCCCAGGTTGAAGTTGCCGAACATGTAATACCAGCCGTCTGGGCCAAGCTGGGCGTTCTCCATTGCCGGGATGAAGGTACCCAGGATCTTCTCGACCAGCTTGAAGTCCATCATGGCCTGCAGGAATTCGGTCACATAGGGGTCACCCGTGTGATTGAGGAGTGCCTTGAAGGTCTCGAAGTCGGTCGAAGGGAGCTTCGAATCCGTCAGGTCAATAATGGGCAGGCCCAGTACCTCGAAGAGCAGATCCTGGAGCTGCGGTGCCGAGCGGGGATTGAACTCCTTCTCGTCCTGCGGACAGTCGATCAGGCTGACCCGTTTCTTCTTCAGTTCCTTGTTACGCTTGACCACCCACTTGGCGGCTCTCCGGTACTCGTAGTCCTTCGCAATCTTTGAGTTGGAAATGGTGTGAATGGCCCGGTCGAAGTCGGCCTGCATCTCTGCCTTGACCTTCTTTACCGTCGCCATGTTGATGGGCAGGCCCGTCAACTGCATCTGGATGATGTCCACCATCCCCGGCTGGAACAGGGTCTGGTAGATCTCCAGCTGGTCATCGGCCACCATCGTGGGATAGTGCTTGTCATGCACGAACCAGGTAGACAGACAGTCCACCAGGTTGTATTCCAGCAACTGGTGCAGCGGGATCTTCGTGATGTCGTTGATCTCGGTCTGCGCGTAGTTGCCGGCGAATGCCTGTGCCTGGTCCTTCAGACCGAGCTTGTTGCCGGCACAGGAATTCGTCGCCAGGTACGTGATGAGCAGGGTGCAGTCCCAGTTCCTGAGCATGACCTCGACACCGTTGAGCAGGCCTTCGGTATCGATGATGCTGTCCATGTAGAGCTGGTAGATCAGCACGTACACGTCGAAGGCGATCCGGTGATAGATGGCCTTCTGCTTCAGGCGATCGAAGAAGTGGCGTAGCAGTGCACGCCGATGCAGGTTCCTGCCCTGCAGTCCGAACGGGGCTTCGGTGGCACCTTCGATCGGCACGTAGTCGACCGGGAATGCAATCCCTTCTCCCTGGCTCCAGGCGAAGCTGATCGTGGCAATGCCGGCGTGATAGTGCTTGAGGTCGAAGGTCTCGATGTCGATGGTGAGCGGCACATCCATCTCGATCAGCCGGTCCAGCCACGCCTCGATCTCGGCATCCGTCTGCGGATACTCGGCAAACTTGATGATGCCGTGGCCGGGCTGGGTGTAGCTGCCAGTGGCATGCGCCACCAGTGCGTCCAGTGACTGGGTAATCTTTTTGCGAATGCCGGCCGGATCTGCAAATATCGCACGGTAGGATGGGATGTAGAGCACCTTCTGGGAGCCGTACTTGGAGTCGAGCACGTAGCCCAGATTCGCATCGGACTTGTTCGCCCCGGTGAGCGTCTTGAAGTAACCGGAGTCAGTCACGAGGATGTACTGGACACGGTTTTCGTCCAGCACCTCCTGCAACTGCTCCTTGATGTAGCGCTGCATCTCACTGGCCGGTGTTTTCTTGCCAGTGAAGTGCAGGTCGAGCACCATCACATCGCTGCGGTCTACCTGCGAACCAGCAGGGAAATAGGCACGGTCGATTTCATCCTTCTGGATCTGACCGACCAGAAGGCACACCGGATACTCCGGCTGTTGTGACCAAACGTGATGACGCATCTCGTGCAGCTCCTTCTTCAGTAAATCATGCGGGCTGTGGTGTACAGCTCGATCTTCGGCAGGATCTTCTCGAACTGCCGACGGTCCCGATCCTTCAGACATGTCGCCTCCTCGAAAGGCACCGTGCGGGGTAACTTCTGCATACCATCGGAAAGCAGGGGCACCACGGCATCCGGCATGCGGTTACGGAAGTCCTGTCCGTCACGCCAGTTGAAGACGCACTTGAATAGCGTCTGCTGGATCAGTTCCTTGTCCTGCTGAACCTCCTTCTGGTCCTTGAGGAATTTTTCCATCTGATCCCACAGCACAGCGCTCAGGGAG